ATAATTTTTTATCATCAAGTGTAAATGCTATTACAATATAAGTCCAATATGAGGCAGCGCTTGTATTATCAGTTTTAAAAGTCCACCACATTACCATCTTATTTGCTTCAGGAGCATTGCTTGGGTTATAACCTAGGTTAGGTCCTTGAGTAGTAGTAGCATTTACCATTAAACAGTTTTGGTCGTTAGTTTGTGCTATTGTTGTTTGAATAGGGAACCATTTGCCCCATGTTCCATTATTTAACATTCTTGTAAATGAGTTAGTTGTTCTTATATCATAGAATATTTGTCTGCAGTAAGTATCAGTCCATTTGAATACTTCTAAAAAGAAGTTATTGTCACTTGTTGAATAGCCAAGTGGAAGTGTACCTGTACCATTAAAAACTTTATAACGTCCTGTGTCTACAATGTTATTTATGTTTGTACCATTTTCAAGTCCAATCATTGTTGCGTCATCAATAGCATTTTCTGCATTTGTTTGCATTGCATTTAGGTTTGTCGCATTGATTGGTGTTGTTGTGTTAGGTAAGTCTTGAAAGGGTATTTTTTCCATTATTTTTCACTCTCCTTTAGTTCTTTGATTTCCCTTTTTAATTCTTCAATTTCTTTTTTTAGTTTTTGTATTTGCCATGTGTTTAGTGCTATAAGTTCACGCTTGTCTAGATTTAAATAATCATCAAGTTCTGTCTTATAAATAATATCTAAATCTAGGCCATTGTTTTTTTCACTTTGTTGTATGTCTTGGGCTATAAATCCTATGTGGTCTTTATTGTCTTTATCTTCTTTAAATTTAAAACTTACAGGTTTCAAATCATCAAAGAATGCCTCGTATTTTTCATCTAGCGTTTGTATGTCTTTCTTTAGGTTTTTGTCAGAGTATGCGTTTCCGGCTCTACCTACGCCAGACCATGGAGCGCTATACCAAGCACTGTTATAATTATAACCCATTTGATCCGGATAAATTCGGACGTTGCTGCTGTAAATACCAGAACCATTGATTGACCAGTTTCCGATGGTTCCACTTCCGGCTTGTATTCTACCTTTAAATGTTCCGCTTGTTGCGTTTACTGCCCCTGTGAATGATCCGCTTGACGCGTTTACTGTTCCGCTGATGTTTGCGTTTGTACACACCATGTTTCCTGCGTGGTCTACTCTAAATGGAGCAGAGTAACTATCTTCTGCGCCTGCATAGAAAGCATAACCCGCACCAGGTGTTGCCATTCCGGCTCTTGTTGATCCTGAACCACTGTATAAATTATTTGTGGTTAAAGTAAAGCCTCCGATGTTACCGTTTGTCGCATTGACAGTACCATTGAATGTTCCACTCGTTGCTGTTATAGCCCCGCTGATGTTAGCATTTGCCGCTGTTAAATTTCCGGCTGTTGTTACTTTAAAGTTTGTACTGTCTATGTTGATTCCTTTACTTGTCAGGTTGATTGTATTTCCAGCCAGTATGTTTAATACGTCGTTTGCCTCAATGTCGACTTGATCTGCATTAATTTTTACTTGGCTTGTGTCGTCATTTATCTTGGCTACTATTTCTGCGTGTGTGAATTCATCCTCGTCTAGTTTTTCAGCTACGACTAGATTGATTTCATTGGCTTTTTGATTTATGGCACTTGTCATTTCTACTCTTGTTGCAAATTGTGAAGTATAAATGTTAGCCGCCATTAATCTTACGTAAATGTAAGCCGCACTATAACCTAGCAATTGTACTGTGTAATTTCCGTCTGATAGGTTTATATGGCTGTATGTATATGTGTGGGTTTCTTCGTTTGCTAGTATTCCTACTGTCCCGTCCGCATTGTATTCGCAACGTTTTGTTACCTGGAATAGCTCGTTTTCATAGTCAAGTAAGAATTCATCGTATATTGATCCATTGTAGTATAACAAGTCCTCCGGCAGTTCTAAATCGAACACCTCACTTGTTGACGTATTTGTAAATCGAATTGTTCTAACTTTTGAGTATAAGCTATTGCTTGGGTATAAATTTGAGCGTGGATATAAATAACTTATGTTTTCTACGATAGGATGTATTTTTATGCCTATTGGTTCACTCGCGTTTATGTTTTCCATTACCAGATAGCCTTCGTTGCTTTCGCCTGTTACGGTTACGTCGGCCACGTCTGATATTTTTGCGTTTAGCTCATCTACGGTTTGTGTAATTTGCGAAATTTTATCATTTTGTTCATCCACACTACTTACTACCGATTCAATCGTATTATTTTGCTTGTCTACTATTATGTATGTTTGATTAATCTTTCGATCTGTTTTGTCGGCCTTTGAATAATCGGTTTCGGCTTGTTCTGGTATCTCTGTGAAGATGTTTTCTTCTAGCCCCTGTGTGATGTTAATTTCGTCATTAAACATGACGCATGAGTATGTATTTTCGCCTATTTGAACATTGTATCTGTCGCATAGGTTATAATAAACTACCCCGGTTGATTTTAACTCGTTTGTGTAGTATTCTAGCCCATCTAGTTTCACCAGGATGTCAGTCAGGTATGTTGCCCTGTCATTCCAGTTCATTATTTGGTTATCTGTTATTTTAATTTCACATAACCCGTTTTGTGTTACACTCGTTTCATCTCGCAAGTAGACATTATCTGCGCCTGCTGCTCGACTTAGCACTATTGAATTTATAGGTCCGTATTTTTCATTGATGTTTACGTCGTCCTCGTTTAGGAATTCTTCATCTATTGTATCGAGTGAATTTGTGATGTATCGAACCTCTAGTTCGTCGTCTTCTTCATTTATGCAAATTGTGGACGCTGTTGCTTGTGCTATTTCGTCCAGTACGTCCCTGAACTTATAGCCCATACTATTTCCTTCGCTATCTAGGTATAACTCATTTGCTATTTGTTTATTCCAGTTGGCGAATGAGTCGCTTGTATTTTTAAACGTAAGCCCTAGGTGTGTTGCGATTGCGCCCAGATAATCTCTTATTGTTATTGGGTATGTTATTCCCATGTCTTCATAGTCGACCATAGAATAAAGCATTTTGTCGTAGCATGTTATTAAATAACTACGTTTGTCTTCTTGCTGCTCGATCTCATCAACTATAAAATTTCCGAGATTCATGTATTCATATGATCCATTGACTTTTACTCCAAATTGGCAGCTGATAACTGTTCCCTTTGGGATTTCCACATTACTATCTACCTGAAGTTGTCGCATTACTGATTTTAAAATTGCGCCCTCGTAATAAAGGGACGTAGAGTTCAGTTCTTCTTTGCCTAGCTCTACGCGGTCCCCATTACTTAGGTATGTAATCTTTGAGTCAATTTGTCGCCCATATGATTTAATTGCATCTTTAAATTGCGATGTGTGGGTTTTCATTAAATATCAGCCCTCGGTTCTATTCCTATGACACTTATTGTGAATGATTCCATCGCTTTTGCTTTTAGAGCGAATGTTGTTTTTTGTGTTGTTTCCCAGTCGCCTGTATAAGTCGTGATGGTTTCGTTTCTTTTTAGCACGGGGTCATAGTATGTTGTGCTTTGCCATGCGGAGTCAAGGATAGGAGCCAGTGTTTCTAGTTCTGCTTGTGTTAGTTTCCTAAATGTAAGTTTTAGCTTCGGTATTACTCCCAGGAATGTTCCCGACATTTTTGCCTTCATGTTTCGGCCTGTATCTGGTCCCCACATTTTATTATAGCCGTATTCTATTTGTACTAAATATTGCGCCATGTTGACGTCATTTATTACTAGCGAGTTTGCGTCTAATAACATTTTTTATCTCCTCCTATCTATTTGCCGCGAAGTCATTTTGTGCTGCTATTTTTCTATTTTGTCTTTCTATCATCCTGTTACCTACGTAAATAGGAATTGTGGCAGCGATGTTTACGTTCTTTCCTATTGTTGCCCCTAGGTTTTCTAGGAATTGCGTATCTGTAAGTGGTAGGTATGCTTCTTGTCCGGCCTCAGCCCATATTGCACCGCCTCCAGCTGTTGGTATTCCGCGTCCTGGATAGCTCGCGATGGCACCTTTTGCTAGTTTTGGTATTTGTGGAACTGGTAGCGGATCCTTTTTCCATAATTTTTTGAATGGAGATATTCCTAGGAATGATAAGTTTTTAATTGTATTTAATAAACCATTGATTTTATTAAATGGTAGTGCGATTACCGCGTTGATTCCAGAAATAATGGCATTTACTACTGTTTTGAATGCGCTAGTAATACCATCTGTTATTCCTTTGAAAATTAAGCCGCCCTTTGCAAATAATTTTTTTACTCCATCCCAGGCTGCCCCGAATGTTTTAGTAAAGAATGAAGCAAGCCCAGAAAATACACTGACGATTCCATCCCATGCGCCTTTTGCGCCTGTTTTTATTATGTTCCATAATTCGTCAAACATTCCTGTTATTTTGTCCCATACTTTTCCTAGCCATTCTCTTATCTTATCCCAGTGTTTTATTATCTCGGATACAAGTAAAGTTAGGCCTGATACTAATAGCATAATCCATCCTACTGGATTTGATGCATTTATTGAAATTAGTACTATTGAAATTCCTAGTAAAATTCCAGATACGTCACGTAATAAGTCAGCGAATTTATCCCACGATGGATTTTTTATCATGTCTATTAAATCTTGGATAAATTGAACCACACTTGCTATTACTATTCCTATTCCTAATGCCATCAATGGTTCGATACCTAATTTAACCGCTATTAGTGCGGCTGCTATTCCGGATAGTATTGATATTACTTTATCTCCATTTTTTCCTAGCCATTCTAGCCATCCTGGTACCTTCATGTTTGCCCAGTCGCCTTCCATATTGAAGCTCGGAGTTCCTCCGCCACCGGCTGCGCTAGCTGTTCCGCCACCACTGCTACTATTGTCAGACAGGATATTCATTTCGTCAAATCCTGCAAGCTGTTTATTTATTTCCTTTGCGGCTTTTGCTGTGTCTTTTGCTGACTTAGATGATTTTTCCATGTCTTTTGCGAAGTTCTTGGTATCTAAATTTTTAAACATGTCATAGCCTGTCCATGCTTTTATTAAGTATGCTATGTAAAAAATTATTGTTTTAATTAAATTTACAATTCCTTTTAGCATTTTAATTATAAAATTACCCACAGCGTTTATTGCTGGTGCTAATAATTGACCGAGTGCGTAGATTATGTACTGGATGTCGGTTTTTATTTGTTTAAAGCTGTCACTGTCTTTTATTTTATCTATGGCTTTTATTAAGATAAATAAACCAGCGCCTGCCGCCATTATTCCTGCAAATGCTAGACCTATAACTGTTACAATTTTTAAAATTCCCAGTATAGCTGATGACACTACGTTTGCTAGACCCATACCGAATGTTTTTAACTTTCCAAGTACGCCTGTTGCTTTTGATTCGACTACGTCCATGGCCGCATCATCTACATCCACATCTATGTCTATGCTTTCTTTATCGGCTGTTTCTTGTATGTCTTTTAGTCCTTCTTTGAACCCTGTATCATCGACCTCGGTTCCTATTATAAGTTTTCCGACCATAGTCTTCCTCCTTCCTATAATCCTGCGAGTCTATTAAATTCTTCTATACTCTTTATTTGTTCTGCAGTTAGGTTGCTACCTATCTTGTTTCTTTTGAGTGCGAACCTCTCTTGCGCCTCTCGTATTCTCGCTGCTTCCTTCGCGTCTTTTATTTTTGACACGTCGTAGTTTCGCAGGTTTCTGATCCTATTAAGTATGCAGCAATCGCCGAGCTCACTATTTGATAGTC